AAAACATCTTGGCAGTGGCAACAATTTCCGAATCGTTCCCTCAAGATTTTTCAATATATAACTTACCTGAGTTTTTAGGTGCAACTTCTTTATTAGAAGACGCAGACTTTCAATTCAATGATGTAAGTTTAACGGTGTCAGATGATCATTCATCTATGTCTTATTTCTATGCAAGTGAAGGCATGGTGGTTGCACCTGACAAAATGATTACAATGCCTGAAACAGAAATTTCGTTTAGTGTTTCTAGTCAGTTGTTAAGTGATTTAAACAAGGCGGCAAGTGTCTTGGGTGTTAATGATTTAGTCTTAGAGTCCGATGGAACTAAGATAACCTTAACCGTAAAGGATAAGAAGAACTCAACATCTAATACATTTAGTCGAGTTGTAGGTGAAGCCGATGGTTCCACTTACACAATGAACTTCAAAATTGAGAATTTGAAGATTCTAGAAGGCAATTATGAGGTGAAAGTATCTGCGAAAGGTATCTCTCATTTCAAAAATAAAGATATTGATTTAGAATACTTTATTGCATTAGAACCTGATTCAGTTTTTAACGCATAGTGCCTATATACTTATTGTGAGTGTTAGTGAAATATGTCTCTGCTAATCTCACGGGAACTACTCGTTTCTCATCTTCAAGGGTGAGTAGTGCGAAAGACACGGTGGGGTGTTTTTCACCATTTATATTATGAGAAAAGAATTTTTATTTGTTGAAAAGTATAGACCTCAAACTATTGAGGATACGATTTTACCCGCTGACATAAAACAAACCTTTTTAGAGTTTGTAAAACAAGGTGAAATTCCTAATTTAATGTTATGTGGTTCTGCTGGTGTCGGGAAGACTACCATTGCAAAAGCCCTCTGTAACGAACTAGGAGCCGATTTCATCGTCATTAACGGATCAGATGAAGGTAGACTCATTGATACCCTTAGGACGAAGATAAAGAACTTTGCAAGCACCGTTTCCCTACAGGGAGGCCCAAAGGTTGTTATACTCGATGAGGCGGATTATATCTCAGCAGAATCAGTTCAACCAGCATTAAGAAATTTTATAGAAGAGTTTTCAAATAATTGTAGGTTCATATTTACCTGTAATTATAAAAATAGAATTATTCCACCACTACATTCAAGAACTACGGTTATTGATTTTACTATCACTCCAACGGATAAACAAAGACTGGCGTCAGTGTTTTTAGCACGGTTAATGGAGATTTGTCATGATGAAGGAATCAAATATGACACTCAAGTATTAGTTGAATTAATCATGAAGTTCTTTCCTGATTTTAGACGATGTTTAAATGAGGTTCAAAGATATGGAGTAAGTGGAGTAATTGACAGTGGATTATTAGCAACTCTTTCCGAAGAGAAGTTAACTCCATTGATAAATATGATTAGAGAAAGAAATTGGAGTGGAATGAGAAAATGGGTAGGTCAGAACTCAGATAATGATTTCAATACCTTATATAGAAAGGTATTTGATACACTTGAGAATAGATTAGAACCTAGTTCCATCCCAGTAGCAGTATTGTTAATTGCAGACTACCAGTATAAATCTGCATTTGCTATGGACAGTGAGATAAACTTTGTTGCATGTTTGACTGAAATCATGAGTGAATGTAAATTTAAGGGGTAGTATGACAGAATATACAGAAGAAGTAGATAGACAACGATTATTAAATGATGCTTTAGAGTGGGGTCATGGAGTGAAATACATCCATTTCAATAATGGAATTGAAGAAACTCGATTCAACAATGGTAGTTATAAAATGACAAATCCTAAAACAGGACATGTTGATTGGTTTACCGTTGATGAAAAACCACAAACATTAATTGATCGATTTCAACGAGCAATGTCTGATCTCGTACATAGTGATTAAGAAACGAAATCCTTTTGACTTTGTAAAGTCGGTCTCTTACGACAAAAAAGATATCATGGTTGATGATATCGAAGAGAAAGCCTATCAACCATTTTTAATCAACAAAGCACTATCTTATCATCAAGATTCTGTTTTCTTCGCAAACGAAATGAATCATAGAACACATGTAGACAATCGTCTTCAATACCTCTTTTTTCTAAATACTTTAAGGAAACGACAAAGATTTTCTTCATGGTCAAAACCATACATTAGCAAGAAACTCGATGTCATAAAAAAGTATTATCAGATATCACAAAAAGAAGCAAAGGAATATGTTAATTTGTTATCTGATAAACAACTTCGTGAATTGAAGAAGAGAATGAACTTTGGTGGTGTTGATGAACGGAATAGATAATTTAGTCAAAGATTTAGTTGAAATTACATTCCCCGAAAAAGACGACTTTTTAAAGATACGAGAAACACTTTCTCGAATCGGTGTTGCATCGCGTAGAGATCAAGAATTATTTCAATCTTGTCATATCCTTCATAAGAGAGGCAAGTATTATATCGTCCACTTCAAAGAACTATTCAAATTAGATGGGAAACCTACTAACATTGATGAGTCAGATATAGGTAGAAGAAACACTATTACCATGTTATTAGCACAATGGAAATTGTTATCTATTGTAGATGAATCACAAATAGAAGAACCACAAGCCCCATTATCTCAGATCAAAATCATTCCATTCAAGGAGAAATCCGAGTGGAAATTGACCACCAAATACTCTATTGGAAGTCATAATTAAATAAATACTCCTGTTAACCACAACAATGGAGGCATGTTATGTTGGCTGGAATAGTAAATTTTATTATGGGTATTTGGAATATTTTAATGATAATCCCTATAATCATAACCATAGCGAGTATCGTTGTAAGTTTAACACCAACACCCAAGGACGATAAGCTGTGGGCAAAGTGTTATAAATACCTAGAGGTTCTTGCACTTGCAATAGGCAAGGCAAAACAAAGAAACCCATTATTAGACAGATAAGTCTAAAAAATAGGAGAAAATTATGGAATCTAACTTAATAATTGGCTTAGTAGTAGCAGCCGTTATAGGATTCTTCGTTTGGTCTGAGGTCACTGGTAAAAAGAAGAAATCTTCTTCTTCTAGTCAATCAGGTGGAGTAATTAGGAAGTCTAAAAGTCCTAAAGGCCCCCAACATAGTCAAAAGAAAGGCGCAGTCCCTTCTAAGGCAGAACTTAAAAAATTGACAAAAAATCAATTAATTCAACTTGCGGACAAAAAAAGTCTAAAAGTTAAAGTTTCTGCAAAAAAAGCTGACGTTGTAAACGAAATACATTCACAATTGAAATAACTTCCCAAACAGTTTCAAAGGGGTCGCTCGACCCCTTATTGCTCTAAAATCTTTCAAATCAGACAACTATATCTATAAATAGTTGTATGAATTTTATTACGTTTTTGAGTGAGGTTGGAGTCCCTATAGGGAGTGCGGTGATAATGGCATTCTTTATATTCCTGACTTTGAAGTATATCTTAGAGTCAGTTGTGGGACAGGTCAACAGTTTGGCGAGTATTATTTCCAGTTTAGAGAGTCGTGTCCGACAAATGAATAACGACATGATTAAGATCGACATGTTGGTTTCATCTGCATTGGATTTAAAACCCGATATTGAAAGAATAGCTCGGGCAGAAAATTTTATAGAAGATAAAAAGATAGATACTCGTAGAGACTGATGGATAAGATAGCACAACTTATTGCAGAATTTGGATTTCCAGTAGTTCTTGCATTGGGTATGGGTTATTTCATTTTCTTTGTTTGGAAATTTGTCACTCTAGCATTAAAACCCGCGTTGGGAAAATCATATAAAGAGTTAATTAGACTTCTTGACCAAATCAGAATGTTAGATAACGATCTGATTCGATTACAACAGAAAGTTAATACGGTTCTTGAATATAAAGAACGGCAAGAGATAATACAGGATGCAGAAGAAAAGAAAACTTTAAAGAAGAGAAAGAAGTAAAAGAGGACACATGACAATAAGAACGAACAACATCGTTGCTTTACTAATATTTTTTATGTTGGTGGTAGTTCCACCTTTATTTGCAGACGAGATAAAGCACGAATTTAAAAATCCTTCATTTAGTGGTGCAAATGTCGGCGCACATTATCTTACCATAGAAAACCAAGAGTTTTCTAGAAAGGAACAGATAGAAGATGCACTTGAATCTGCACGGAAGGCTGCAGAAAGAGAAGCAGATAACACTACACTTGCAAAGTTTATTCGTAATTTAGAGAGTAGAATCTACGCTCAGATGGCGAAACAGTTGGTAGAGTCTATGTTCCAAAATGACAACCCAGTCAGATTTGGATCATTTGTGCTCGAGGGCTCTACCATCACTTATGAAGTGATTACAAGAGATAATGGTGAAGAGTATATCAAATTAACTATCATCGGTGAAGATGGGACGGAGACCATTCTAGAAATACCTGTAGGGGCAGGAAACTTTGGAAGTGATTATGGAAGAGAAACTCCCGATGAAAATCCTGATGGTGGTGGATAATGTGGAAGATTTTAATACTTGCCACAATACTTGTTTTATCAGGATGTGCTAGTTTTCCAAAATGGTCTGAAAATCCTCAGGACTGTAGTCGTTGGGATGAAGGTTTCAAGAAGGATGTCTTTAGTGGATTCAAAAAACAGTTTGCAAGAAAATATGTTTGTGTAGAATTCCCTGAGGCAGTAAGACTTCCAGCATATATTGAGTTATTAAATTTACCACCAGCAAGAGAGAAACCTATTGTTGCAGTTTATCAGTTTCAAGATAAGACAGGACAAAGGAAATCGGTAGATAATATTGCATCATTCTCAACTGCGGTTACACAAGGTGCAACAGAGATGTTAGTTGATGCACTTAAAACTGCCGGTGGTGGAACATGGTTTAGAGTTGTTGAACGACAAGGTATTGACAACTTAGTTAGGGAAAGGCAGATTATTAGATCGGCTCGTAAAGAGTTTGAAGGCCCTGATGATCAAGGAATTGGCCCTTTATTGTTCGCAGGAATGATAATCGAGGGTGGAATTATAGGTTATGATACTAACCTTATGACAGGTGGACGTGGCGCACGAACACTTGGCTTGGGGTATAGTAAACGGTATCGTCAAGATGCTGTAACCGTTTCTGTAAGAGCAGTATCAGTTCTTACAGGTGAAGTATTATTAAACGTCCAAACAAGAAAGACTATTCTTTCTTACGGAGCTGGTGGTGACGTGTTCAAATTTATTGAACAGGGAACACAGTTAATTGAAATTGAGGACGGAGTGGGTAATAATGAGTCAGTGACATATGCAACACGGTCTGCTATTGAAGCAGCAGTGTTGGAATTAATACTCCAAGGCCACGAAAGAGGTTTTTGGGTAATAGAAGGTAAACCTTACCTTCAAACAGTTATAGAGGAAGAAATCTTAAATGAAAAAACTAATTAGTATAATATTGTTGCTTACATCAATGGGTGTAATGGCAGCCGCTACTGATGACAATGAAATTAGGATTGATCAAACTGGTGACACTTTGACACTTTATATCGATCAAGTTGGTTTCGGTAATAAATTAGGACTGGTGAATTTTAACACATCAGCCACTAAAATGACTATTACAGGCACAACTTTGACATTCGATATCGATCAAATTGGTAATCAAAACCAAATCTTCGGCCCTCTTATTGCAGACACATCTTCTTATGATGTATCTTTTACAGGTGATTCAAATATCCTTGACTGGAATATCGGTAAAACAGGATCGGCAGATGATTCTGACTATGATATTACAGTTACAGGTTCTTCAAACACTTGGGATATAGACCAAGGATTTAATGCAACCTCAGAGAGTTTAGATTTAGACTTGATTGTAATCGGAAGTTCCAATGTATTTGACTTAGACTTTGATTCTGACAATGATACATGGGATTGGGAAGTGACAGGTGACAGTAACAACATTAACACTTTACAAAAAGATGGTGAGCAAGAGCAAACCGTTGATTACACAGGTGACGGTGGTGATGTTGATATCAATCAAATAAGTGGAACATGCGTTTCGGGTGCTGGTAGCTCTTGTAGTTCACCTGATGCACTCATCATCATGGACATTGATTCAGATAATGCAACAATACAGATCAATCAAAAAGACGCTTCTAACGATAGTTAGTATTCTTTTAATGGGGACGGCTTCCGCCGACCCTATTGGGGATATAGTCGAATCTACAGGAATAGGGTCTATTCTTCGTAACAACTTGCCAAGCGAAGCTTCGGTTGGTAATGATATCCAATTATACGACCAAGCACAAACAGGTAATGGTCGTATGTTAATAGAGTTCCTTGATGAAGAGGAACTTGCACTTACTGAACACACTAAAGTTTATATAGATGAGGTCTATTATGATCCTGATCCATCTTTGTCTAAAATGTCGATCCGTATGGCAATGGGAACAGCAAGATTTGCATCAGGTGTTGGTCAAAAAATAAAAAAGACGAACATCGATATCAGGACACCAACGGCCAGTATTGCTATCCGCGGCACAGACTTCACTACGACTATTGATGAGTTAGGAAGATCACTGGTAATTTTATTGCCTGATAGATTTGGTGATGCATCAGGGGTTATAGATGTATCAAACCAAGCAGGAACAGTCACATTAGAGGAAGCATATGCAGCGACAATGGTTGCAACATTAGACTCAACACCTACAACACCTGTTCAAATACAGGGTATTACAGTTAACACCATTGATAATATGTTTATTGTTAAACCACCTACTGAGGTGAAACAGGCAATTGATGAAGCTGCAAGAGATGATGCAGAACAGGACAAAGGAATACTTGATGTAGACTTTCTAGAGTTCAATGAGTTAGATACTAATGAATTGGATAAAACTAAAGAAGACTTAGAGTTTACTGAGTTAGATATTGATGCACTTAGTGTTGATTTTTTAACGGATGTTCTTGATGTGGTCGAGGCATTAGACAAAGTTATCAGGGGATCAATTGCAGTTGCTGGAGTTGCAGACGCAGGGGCAGGAACAGGTGGTCTTAATCTAGTAGGTGCAACAATAGGATTTAATAAGGACTCACAGTATAATGTTTTCTTAGAAGACGAAAGATTGATCTTTTTTAGAGATGTTAATGGAGTCATAGAGATAACCTTCAACAAGGACTCAGAAGTCTTCTTAGAAACGATTGTAGACGGTTATGAGGGCATTATAACACTAAACAATGGTGGTGCAATAGAAGTCGTAATACTTCAAACAAACTAAATACATATATGGACTTACCAGCAAAATTATTAACAGGTGTAGTTTTAGTCCTTGCCTTAGGACTAGGACTTAAAGCATATGGGGATGATGACAATAGGATCAACATAATCCAAGTTGGGAAAGGAGACAATCTAGACCTTACAATCACACAAGAAGGATTCGATAATAACATATTCTTTTCTATTGGAGACGGTGATGATATTCTTCTTGACCTATTACAAGTGGGAAATAACAATGAAATTGGTTATGCAAATGATTACCCAAGTTGGGGATCAGGTGTAAGTTGGGGTGGAGATGTAGACTTTGATGATCAAGAATTAAAACTTTGGCAGAATTGCACTAAAAATTCTTCTTGTAATAAGAATGATATTCAATTTCATATCAGTTACGGAACTGATAATAAGTTATGGTGGAGTCAAGGATACATAATAGACGATAGAAACGACACTAACTGGTCAAAAGATAATACAGAAGGTGGTGGTCATAAT